CATCAGCATCAAGCCCGAGTATTTGGCCAAGCAGGCCGAGAAGGCCCAACGTCAACCGTCGTTTATGAACGAGTATTTGCGGCTGCACCTCAATGTGTGGACGCAGCAATTGACTCGTTGGATTCCTATCGAGAAGTGGAATCAGAACGAGCAGCCCGTCACCACGGATGAAGAAACGCGTGAGCTATGTCTGTCGCGTGAAGCTGCACTCGCAAGCTCCGTCGGCTACGGTGGTCTCGACCTGTCGAGTAAGCTCGACCTGACGGCGTTCGCTCTCGCGGTTCCCGGCAACGACGACGAAATCAATCTGCTCATGAGGTTCTGGCTTCCAGAGGAGCGAGCGCTCGAATGCGAGAAAGAGGGGAAGCGTCATTACGCCACATGGGCTCGTAATGGTTGGCTCACTCTCACGCCCGGCAACGTCATTGATTACGAGTTCATCAGGAAGGAAATCAACGCACTCAACGAACGCTTCGTCATCAAAGAGTGTGCATTCGACCCGTGGAACGCCATCGACCTCGCCACCCGCCTCGGCTCCGACGGGGTCAACATGGTGGAGTGCCGTCAAGGCTACAAGTCGATGACCGAACCATCCAAAGACCTCGAGGCCCGGGTCATACAGGGGAAGGTTCGTCACGGTCACAATCCAATTCTGAAGTGGTGCATCGCCAACGCCGTCGTGACGAGCGACGCTGCGGGGAACATCAAGCCAGACAAGGAAAAGGCCACGGGCAAAATCGACGGTGTCGTTGCCGTCATCATGGCGATGAGTCGTCTCATCGTCGATTCAGAGAACGCTTACAAAGACAGGGGCTTTTTGTCTCTGTAGTCCACGAGTTCGGGGAAGGTACGGGTTACCGTGAGAACACTTCGCCAGTTGTTCACAGACGTCGTCGCCGCGCTCCGTGGGGAAGACCCGCGCAATCAAATGCGCTTCCTTCTCCCATACAACGTTTCGGGCGTGTACCTGACGCAAGACGAAGCGTTGTCACTGTCGGCCGTGTGGGGTTGCATCGACGTCATCACGCGAAACGTGGCCTCGTGCAAATGGTGCATCTACGAACCCATCCCGAACACACGTCGTCGCCGCCTGTTGAGCGATGATTACAAAACGTGGATGCTCAACACGCGACCCAATCCTGAGATGACGGCCATTGGTTTCCGTGAAGCCATGCTGTTTCAAGCCATCCCGTTCGGCAATTCCTACGCCGAAATTGTGAGAGACAGCGGCGGGCGTGTGGTCGAGATGTGGCCGCTCATGTCTGACCGCATGCGCCCCACCCGAAACGAAGCGTGGCAGTTGGTCTACGAGTACACGAACCCCAACGGGACGATTCAACAGTTCTCACAACGGCAGATTCTCCACATCAGAGGACCCGGGCTGTTTGGGTTGATGGGAGACAACCTCGTCGCTCGAGCCACGAAGACCATTGGACTCATGGCAGCGCAAGAGCGGTTCTCCTCGTCATACTTCGGTCAAGGTGCTCAACCAACAGGTGTGCTCGAGTTCCCGGGCCGACTCGCCAAAGACCAACTTGAGCGACTCAAAGAGTCGTGGAACGAGAAGGCGAAGGGTCCGGAGAATGCGCACAAACCAATCATTCTCGAATCAGGCATGAAGTTTCAGAGCATCAGCGTCGACCCTCAAAAGTCACAGCTGGTCGAGAGCCGCAAGTTCAGCGTCGAGGACATCTGTCGTTGGTTCGGCGTGCCGCCCCACAAGATTCAACATCTCGAGCACGCGACCTTCTCGAACATCGAACACAGCTCAATCGAGTTCGTACGTGACGCGCTCCAGCCGTGGGAGCGCCGTGTCTGTCAGGAAGCTGATGCCAAGTTGTTCGACCAGAACCGCGCACCCTATCGCTACACGGAAATCGACCTGCGCCCGCTCACCTACGGTGACGCCGCGAGCCGTTCGACCGCTCAAGCCTCGTGGCGTCAAAACGGAATCATGAGCGCGAACGAGATTCGTGCCATGGAAGGGTTAGACGACATCGGGCCTGATGGCGACGTGTACATCGTTCAGTCGAACATGACGACCATCGACAGAATCCTCGAGCCACCCGAACCGCCGCCCGGCCGCTTCGGCCCGGGAGCTCCCTCGCCCGCTGATGATGACGACGAGAACGAAGACGACAGTGAGGTGCCGGTCGCTCGTCGTGCGTTGAACGCAGCGTTTCAGATGATGTTCAACAGGTACGCCAAGAGGCTCACGAACCATCAGACCACGGCGTCAGGCTCACCCGAATCGCGAGCTCAAGCGCTCGAGGGGTTCAAGACCAAACAGCAGACCGTGATGCTCGAGGAGTTCGCTCCGTTCCAAGAGATGTTCGCCAGCGTGTTTCAGAAGCCGCTCACGCTGGAAGACCTCGCGCGCGTGATGGTCGCGTTCGAGAAGACCTCGCAAGTCGAAGAAGCCATCAAGCAGCTCACCTGACGAACACTGTCCACGAGATAGGGAAAGATACGAACCATGATGATGAACAAGAGCTTCGCCAAATCAAGCCGAATCGCCGAGCGCTTCCGTACCGTGAAGAACTGGAAGCCCGGAGCGCTCTTTGCGCGCGAACAGCGTGAAGGGTCGGAAGAAGTCGCCGGCTCTTTGTACGTCTACACAGCCATCGGCGGATGGTTCGACGGCGTCACGGCCGACTCGGTGCGTGCCGCGCTCGACGGTCTCAAAGGCATTGATGTGCTCAACATCTACGTCAACTCCGAGGGTGGCGACGTGTTCGAAGCGAAAGCCATCTACTCGCAGCTGATGCGCTTCTCGGCCAAGAAGGTCGTGCACATCGATGGAATCGCCGCATCCGCCGCCAGCTTCATTGCGATGGCAGGTGACGAGGTCATCGCCGCACCTGAGTCGACTGTGATGATTCACGATGCGTGGGGTGTCGAGTTCGGCAACGCGTCCAAAATGCGGGAATACGCCGACCTGCTCGACATGCTCAGCGACGACATCGCCGCCATCTATTCGCGCAAGACCGGCACGCCCGCCGCCGAGTTCCGCGAGATGATGAAAGAAGACACGTGGATGACGGCGCAGCAGGCTCTCGACAAGAAGCTCGTCGACCGCATCGCTTCGTACGGTGACGATGACGAAGATGAACCCGAGGCGAAAGTCAAGAGCAAGTTCGCCAGTCTCGTCGAGGCGTCGCATCGTCTCGAGATGACCAACATGGAAATCAGGGCAAACGCTCTGCCCAAGATGCACAACGCTCAACAGATGCAGAAGGGCCGTGCGAGCACGGTCAAGCGATAGTCGGCGAGCCGACAAACCGAAACCCGCAGCACAACCTCTCAAGGAAAAACCAAATGACTCTCAAGAACAAGAAGACCGACCAACCCACCCCGACGAACTCCATCGAGCAGCTGCACACCCGCCTCGGGCAGATTGCCGAGGAGTGCAAGGTGATTCAGAACATCGCCGACAACGAGCAGCGCGCGCTGACTGACGAAGAGGTCGCGAACCTCGAGAACTTCAAGCGCGAGTTCGACACCGTCGAGAAGGAAATCCGCACTCGCGCCGCGGCCAACGAGATGAACGACCGCATGGTCGCTCTCGCGCGCCCGGGTCAGCGCCTCAGTCAGCCCGAGGACCTCCCCGGCGGCGAGCCCAGCAACCAGCCCGACGAGCGTCCGCGCATCACGGGTGGTCTCCCGGTCGGCTCGAGCAAGAGCACGTTCGGTTTCCGCTCCATGGGTGAGTTCGCGCTCGCAGCGCGGCGCACGAAGTTCGGCAAGTCCGACATGCGCATCGTCAACGCGCCGACGACCTTCGGGTCGGAAGGTGTCAACGAAGATGGTGGCTTCGCGGTTCCGCCGGATTTCCGTCAGAACATCATGAAGCAGATTCTCGGTGAAGAGTCGCTCATGTCCATGTGCGACCAACAGACGACCACGAGCAACTCGTTGTCGCTGCCGCTCGACACGACCACCCCGTGGCAGACCTCGGGCGGCGTGATTCCTCAGTGGTTGGGCGAAGGTGCGAACCTGACGGCAACCAAGCCCCGCCTCGGTGCGCTCGAGACGAAGCTGAACAAGCTCGCCGCGCTCGTGCCCATCACCGAGGAGCTCATGCAGGACGCCGGCGCGCTGACGTCGTGGCTCTCGACCAAGGTGCCCGAGAAGTTCACGTCGTTCATCAACGACGTCATCATCACGGGTGACGGCGTGGGCAAGCCGCAGGGCATGCTGAACTCCGCCGCGAAAGTCACGGTCGCTGCCGTGAGCGGGCAGGGTGCCGGCACCGTCGTCGCGAGGAACATCGTCGACATGTTCGCCCGCTCGTACGGGCCGCTTCGCCGAAACGGTGTGTGGCTCATCAATCAGGACGTCGAGCCGCTGCTGCAGGTGCTCGTGATGCCCGGGACCTCACCGAACTTCCCCGCGTACCTCCCGCCGGGCGGTCTCTCGGCGGCACCCTACGCGACCCTGCTCGGTCGCCCGGTCATCCCCATCGAGGCGTGCCCCGCGCTCGGCACCGAGGGCGACATCATGTTCGTCATCCCGAACCAGTATCTCGTGGTGCTGAAGGGTGGCATGCGCACGGACGTGTCGATGCATCTGTACTTCGACTCGGACCACACGGCGTTCCGTTTCGTCATGCGCATCGGTGGTCAGTCGTACTGGCCGGCGCCTGCCGCTCGTCGCAACGGGTCGAACACGCTGTCGCCCATCGTGACGCTGAACGGCACCCGCACCTGATGCCGTTGTTCAACCATCAACCAATCAACTGAAAAGGAACCAACACAATGCGAACCGACCAAAGCAGCCTCAAGCGAGTTCTCCCCTGCGTCAACCCCGGTGCCGCCATCACGGGCAACGGCACGACCACCGGCGCCACCATCGACTCGGTAGGATTCGAGTCGCTCACGTTCGTCGTGCAGACCGGCACCATCACCGATGGTACCTTCGCCGGGCAGGTGTGGGGTGGCAATGCGGCGAACATGTCCGACGAGGTTCAGCTCACTGCGGCTGAACTCATCGGAGCCAACATCGCCATCGCCACGACCGACGACAACGTGTGCGAGCGCGTGGGCGTGAACATCCACGCGGTGGCGAAGCGCTACTACCGGCTCAAGCTGGTGCAGGTCGGCGCGACGTCGGGCGGCATTCTCGCCGCCAACGCCATCCTCGAGAACCCGAGGTTTGCGCCCACGGCCGTGCCGTAAGCTGAAGTCTTGCGCGGGACAGCAGCGGCGTGCGTCAGGTCACGTCGCTGTGTGTCTCACCTTCGATGGTGACCGCGCATTCGAGGTCACATGCCTGCACGACTCATCACAGCCCCTGTCGTCGA